AATATCGGCGATGATTCGGCGAATCATCGCCATATATCAGCACACCAGTCTGTCGCCATTGAATCTTTGGGGTATAAGTATATTGATAGCATTATCTGGAGGAAACTTGGAGTAACGGGGATTAGGCTTGCCCATCAAAAAACGCATTGTAAATATTATCCTGGCTTTTGCTTTGAACCCTTATTAGTATTTCAGAATGGAGATGGTGAGTTCCCATCTTTTGATAAAAACAGTGAAGTCCCATTAACAAATGTATGGGAAATATCTTGTGAGACACAGCTATCAGATAAGCATTCAGCTCCATTCCCTGTTAAACTACCTAGCAATGCTATGACTTGCTACTCCAAAAGAGATGATATTGTAATAGACCCATTTGGTGGCTCAGGCTCCACACTAATAGCCTGTGAAAAGCTAGGGCGTAGATGTTATATGATGGAGATAGACGAACATTATTGTGATATAATAATTAAAAGATGGGAGAACTTTACGGGTAAACAGGCGGTGAAAATAGTATGAATAAGCAGGAATTTGGGAATGAATTAGAAATCTTGTTACAAGAAGCTACGCAGTCAGTTGAACAAAGTCTGAATCTAGAAGATGAAGGCTGGATAAATCTGAGTGGTGCTACTAGCGATGTTATATCTGCTACTGCAAGACAGACTAATCTTAAATTATCACGCTTGTATTACACTAAAGACCCATTAGCTCGACAGGCAATAAGATTGTGGACAGATTACACATTCGGCACGGGGATGACCTGGCAAACGGAAGATGAGAAAGCTAAAAAGATATTAGAAGGTTTCTGGAACCTGAAAGATAATCAATCGATTTTATCTGCCAGAGGGCAACGCAGGTCGTCAGATAAATTGCTGGTAGACGGCGAGATATTCTTTGCTATCTTCCTGGGGTCTGGAGAAGCTAAAATCAGGTGCATTGACCCCTTAGAGATAACCGAGATAATCACAGACCCTGATGATGTAGAGGCGGTTAAATTTTATCGCAGAAGCTGGATGGATGCGCAGGGCAAATCGCATGAAACAATATATCGCAGTGCTGCCAATATCAAGGGTGAGGCAGCTCTTGATAGCTATGGCAAGAGCATTAAGCATAGCGACGATGCCTTGATTTATCATTTGACTTATAGCACCATCAGTCAGCGTGGTAATCCATTATTGTTACCGGCCCTTGATTGGATTAAACAATACAGACGGTTTCTAGCTAGTCGCATTGCAATTATGTTAGCTTTGTCCAGATTTGCATGGAAGCAAAAGGTGCAAGGTGGGCAGGTTGCCGTAGATGCTATTAAAGCTAAGACAAATGATAAGCAGATTGCTGCTGGCTCTACTATGGTAGAAAACTTAGGGATAGATACTACTCCGATAAAAACAGAGAGCGGTGCTGGTAGCGCAAAGCAAGACGGTGACATGATTAAACTCCAGATTGCAGCAGCTACAGGTATTCCCATCCAATATTTCGGAGATATCAGTATCGGGAACTGGGCGACGGCTAAAACTGTAGAGTTACCGATGATGAAGATGTTTCAATCATATCAAGCTATTTGGAATGATACCTATCAAGATATTGATGAGATAATATTAGAGCACGCTGGCATATCACCCGATAAGTGGTATGTTGATAGAGATTTCCCTGCAATCGCTCCAGCAGATGTAGCTCAAATGGCTAAATCGCTAGTTGATATTCTAACAGTTATACCTGAGTTTGCTTATTCACCAGATGTTCAGCAATCAGCGTTAATGACATTGGGTATAAACAATCCTGCGGAAGTGCTTTCGAGTTTGAGTAAAGAAACGAAGGAGAATGCTGATATTAAGCTAATCAAAGCCTTAAGGGGATTTAAGGAGAGCCTAAATATAAAGGAGTGAAAATGAAATGCGAAGCGTGCAAGGGGACAGGTTTCATTGAATATGAAGCTGGCTTAATCCGATTACCTTGCCAAAAGTGTAATGGCACAGGGAAGGAACTAAATGACGACGCAAGTAATAGTGGAATTGGACGAGATACTGAACCTGCTAGAGAGCGAACTGCCCGCAAATATAAACAGCGTTCAAAATCAAAGGCTCGAGGACAAATTAAGGAAAAGTTTAACTAGATACTTCAAGGCTCTTGAGAATGCTTTTCCTTATGATAGGGTCGATGAGATTTATTATAGGCATGTTAAAGAGAGTCTAGGTGGTGATACAGGCGATATGCTTGACCCGTTACTAGCTGTATTTGGCGAAACTTTGAAAATTGAGATAGAGAGACAATTAGTGGAAATCTATATATCAGGCTCTGCTGAAATGGTTACATGGGGACAAACTTTAGGCGGCATTCCAATAGCCTATGAGGGGCCGCCATCTAGTCAAGCCATCAATTATGCTGAAAAGCATTGCGCTAAACTAGTAACCCAAATGGGCGAGGAGACCAAACGGCGATTGGCGAAGGTTATCAGCGATGGTATAGCTAACAAGCGTGGCATCCCTGGATTAGTTACAGATATTAAGAGAGAACTTGGATGGATGGGGAGAGGAAGACCATCTGCAATAAAGGGTTTAACAATGCAAGGTAGAGCATATATGATTGCACGAACCGAAACTAATGATGCCTTGAGCCAAGCATTTATGGATAGAGCCAAGGATATGGGCATTGAGGCGAAGGAAGTGGTAGGTGGCGGCAATCCCTGTCCATTGTGTCAAGATAATATAGGAGATGGTATAATACCATTAAATCAAGCATTTTCGAGTGGGCATATGAGACCGCCCTTTCACCCAAATTGTATATGTGCTTTAGCACCAGCTCGTTTAGGAGGTAAATAAATGGAAACTATAAAAGTCTCAGAAATCCAGGCAGCTTATAATAGAGTGTTTACAGTTAAATGGTGGGAGCGGTTATTTTGTATTACCTGTTTCAGGTTTGCTGATGCTGAGTATAAAGCGGTTGATATAGATAAACTTCAAAGAGTCCTAGAAAAAGATAAAACTGACCAAATGATTTATACTGTGGATGAAGATGGCAAGCCACTGGAGTGGTTTGATTGCGATAATTTTACTGCAGCTTTGGAGGGAGCTTTGCATAAGGATTATGATACGGCAGCGATGCCTATATTCCGAACTTATGTGCTTAGCACCCAACATGCTTTATTGACCTTTTATTGTGATGGCGAAATATTTGCTATCGAACCACAGACAGATGAAATCTATTGGGTGCCAGAAGGGGAATGGGAATTAAGTTTAGTTTGCGGTTAAAGTGGAAATATAGGAGGTAAATAATGCCATATAAAACAATAGGAGAATTACCCGATAATATAAAATCTCTTCCCAAGCATGCACAGGAGATATATCAGAAAACATTTAATTCTGCTTGGGAACAACACAAGGGTGAAGATGGGGCTGAAGCCAGATGTCATGCTATTGCATGGAGTGGAATCAAACGGTTATATAGAAAGAACGAAAAAGGTGTGTGGGTAGCTAAAGAAGCTATCCATCCGCATGGTGAACACGCTTGTATATGTCCCAAGTGTGGTGAAACTGTAACTGTTGCCGAGAATGTCAAATGTAATACTCAAGAATGCCCAAAATGTGATACAATAATGAGAGCCAAAGATATTGGTGAACAGAGGGAATCTATGATTGATAATTTACGAGCAAAATATGCTGATATTATACAAGAAGTTAGTAAACGCGACACTAGCTCTGATGAAGCTCAGATTAATAATATGATTACATTATGCAATGGAGTATTTAACAGTGAAAATGTTGATGAAGCACATTTGGGAGAAATCGCTAGTCAAGCCGATAGCGTTTTAATGTGGATTAAAGAGCAAAAGGCAATGAAAACCGAGGACGGCATTAAATATCCAGCAGAAGCCTTCGCTTATGTACCGGATGCTGACAAACCGTCCACTTGGAAGCTCAGATTATGGGAAGACCCAGAGAAGAAGGTAACAAGAGTCCAATTAGGTAGAGCTGCTGCGGCTTTGAGTCCTGGTGGATTTAGAGGTAACAGAGTTCAAATACCTAGTGCTGATTTAGCTGCTGTAAAGCGAAAGATAAGGGCGGGCTACAGTAAGTTAGGTGTTGACCCTGATGAAATGCCAAAATGGGTTAAGGAAACCGAAACACGAGAACTATTATTTAGCTATGTGCCACTTACTGAAGCTAAATTTGATAAAGGTAGAGCTACTATAATAGTTATCAAACCTGGATTTAATGTTAATGAAGACCGCTACTATCCTGCTGATGTATTGAAGCGGGATTATGGCATATTTGAAGGTCAGAAAATGTATGCTGACCATCCGACGGATGAAGAAGACAAAGCTCGTCCTGAAAGGTCGATAAAGGACTGGGTCGCTACATTAACTGGAGTGACTTGCGACGAAAGTGGAACTATTACTGGTGTTGCTGAAATTGTTGAGCCGTGGCTGATGCAGAAGTTGGCTTCGCTGCGAGATAAAGGGATGCTATCAGAGATGGGTATTTCAATCAATGCAGTGGGCAGTGCTTCCAAGGCTACTGTAGATGGTAAAGAGACATTATTAATTGAAAAACTTGTAGCTGCCAGGTCGGTTGATTTTGTAACTGAGCCTGGGGCTGGTGGTGTAGTTACATTTTATGAAGCTGACCGCCATAGAGATGTTGATTTAATAGAATTGTCAGCTCTTAAGGAACGGCGTCCTGATTTAATTAAGGCTTTAGAAGCTGAAGTCAGGACAGAAATTCACAAGGAGGTAAAAAAAGCTATGGAGAATGAGGAAAAAATTAAGGAATTGGAGGGTCAGATTGAAACTCTGACAACGGAGTGTGATGGACTCAAAGAGGCCGCTGAAAAGGCAGAGAGGGACAAAGCAAAAGCTGAAGCACAAGCCGCTATAAAAGAGGCTGTGGATAAGGCTGAACTTCCCGACATTGCCAAAGCACGTCTCATAGAGAGATTTAAGGACGCGGAAACCGCTGAGGATATTGAAGAAGCGATAAAAGCCGAGGTTGATTATCTTGCTAAACTTTCTGAGGCGGGCAAAGTGAAGGGCTTAGGAAGCTCAAAGCCGTCTTCGACTGAAGACAAGAAGGCACTTCGAGAGTCCTTTAAGAAAATGCATCCAGAATATACGGATGTACAACTGGACATTGCTGTAGAAGGTAAGTAACAAAAATAAATTAGGAGGTTTGAAATGGCAATTGGAGAAAAGAACAATATAGAACAAAGTGAAATAGATTACCTAAATGCTAAGAGAACTTACGATACCTATCAAGATTTGGACTTGCAGAAAGCCCGATTCAACCAGCAAGTAGACCAGGATAGTCATAATCTGGTTATGCAGGCAATGCAGAATGCAATCGAGAGCGCAAATATGGTATCTAAGCAAGCTATTCGTCATAGTGATATTGCTATAGATAGGCAGTGGAATATTGACGAAGTCGCTCAATTGGTAGCTAAAACACCTGTATTCCTTGATGCTATTGCTGCTAAAGTAATGGCAATCCTATTTCCTGAAGACAAAAACGAGTAGATAACAAAAACAAACTAAGGAGGTAAAACAAAATGCCATACGAAACAGGAAAAACAGCGGGAGATGAATGTAGCTCCACTTATGAGGGTAGGCATATAACCTTGTTAGAGAGTAGTCTAACTCATGTTAACCCTGGAGACGAGTTGGTGGATAAGGGTCAGCCAATCGTATGTGGATGTATAGTTGGTGTAGCGTTCAAGAGTGCTTTGGCGGCTACGGACTATATCGCAATAGATACTGAGGGCATTTGGTATTTAGAAGTTGATAGTGCCGATGGCGATGCTGTTGCAGTTGGTGACCCATTGTTTATCACGAATGGTGGTGTAGTTACTAAGGTCAATTTAGCTACATCAAGAAACTTCGGATATGCGTTGGGGGCTATAGCTGGTGCAACTCCCTTTGTCCCAGCAGTCATTGCTGTGAAAGTCCACTTTGAGGCGCCAGCAGTTCCAGCAGGTGCCTAAAAATAACTAATTAGGAGGTAAAAATACAATGCCCGAATGTGAGATAGGCACAATTGCTAAAGGCAAAGCCATTGGGAAAAATCCACCGAGTGCTAATTTCATTTGGGCTGCATGTTCTGTTTGTGGAAAGAGAAGATGGGTTGTGATGCTTCGTAGTAAACCTAAATTTAATCGATGTCACTCTTGCCAATATAAATCCTTATCTGTGACTAATAGGGCGAAGCCTAAAGTTCATATGAAGGGTAGCACTAATCCTGGTTGGAGGGGTGGAAGAGTCAAGAGGGCTGGTGGATATATTGGCATTTGGGTATCATCAGATGACCCATTTTATCCTATGGCAGATAAATCTGGTTATGTTTTAGAGCATAGACTGATAGTTGCTAAGAAACTAGGTAGATGTTTACTTAAAGCAGAGCATGTTCATCATAGGGATGGCATCAAAGACCACAATGAAGACAGCAATCTTGAACTCATATCACCAGCTAATCATGCATTGTATGGAACTATGTGTGCTAACTGTGAATTGAGAAAAGAGATTCGCTTACTCAGGTGGCAAGTCATGGAGTTAACTTCAGCACTCCAAGAAAAGCTGAAGATTTAGAGTAAATAAAATTGAATATGGAGGTTTAATCTAATGGAAATGTTACAGTTACTAGATAATTGGAAGGGCTATGTCTCTCTTAGCGATGTAAGTCGTGGTGAGGGATATGAGCAGAAATTAAAGGAAACGGTTGACCTGCTCTCAAACGCACAAAACCTTTCAGCCCACAAACACGAATACCTACTCAGGGAAGCATTGACTACATCAGATTTCCCTTACTTATTTGGTGATGTGCTTGATAGGCAAGTCTTGGCAAGTTATAAGGCGGTTGACCCAGTCTGGAAGGCATTTATCAAGATAAGCACTAATCGGGACTTCAAGGTATCTCGGCGATTTGCTATTGCGGGAGGTGACCAGTATCTGGCTGAGGTAGTCGAAAAGGGTGAATACTTAGCTAGTGAGAGAACTGAGGACTACTACGACTTGACAGTCAAGAAGTATGGTCGGCAGTTTGACATATCTTGGGAGAGCTTAATCAATGATGACTTGGGTGCTCTCAAGGACACGCCAGAGCGTTTTGCTAGGGCTGCGGTAAGAACAGAGCATCGCATCGTTACTGGTTTATACCAAGATGATGATGGCACCCATGGTGCTGGCAACCTATATGACAAATCGACCGCTAATGAGATAAATGGCTCTACTGCCTTGCTTACTATAGCGAATCTGGAGGCAGCTTTGGAAGCTATGGCTGGTTTTTTGGATGCGAATGGTGAGCCGATTCAGAATAGGGCTAAATACTTGGTAGTGCCACCTGCATTGGAAATGACAGCACGCCAGATATTAACTTCGGCTACCAAGATGTGGCTTGCAGCTACTACAGGACAAACGAATGTCCCTTATCCAACTACGAATGTGGTTAGCCAGATGGGTTTGACTTTGATAGTTGACCCCTATCTGCCAGTATTGGATGCCGACAATGGCGCCACTGGCTGGTATCTGTTTGCTGACCCGAAGGATATTGCGGTTTTAGAGGTTGCTCATCTGAAAGGGCATGAAAGACCTGAAATCTGCATGAAGGCAAGCGACAAAGTTACTATCGGCGGTGGAGCAATTGGCCCGATGAGTGGTGATTTTGCTACCGATAACGTGCTTTATCGAGTGAGGCTTTGCTTCGGCGGATGTAAGCTTGATTGGAGGGGCAGCTATGGAGGAGGTTTGGTTAACTAAGGCTAGTTTCTGGGGGGATAGGTTTTCTCCTTTTCCCTATCTCCCCAGACTAGAAATTTAGGAGTGCGTTATGGCAGCAACATACGATTTAGCGACTAGTGTAGGCAAAGTAAGATTGTTAATTAATGATATCGACATAACTGATGCCCACTTCAGTGATGAAGAGATAACAGTATTTCTTACTATGGCTTCCAACTCGGTATACTTAGCTGCTGCTTATGCTCTAGAGGCTTGGGCAGCGTCTTTGGCTGATAGCATTACTACGGAGAAGATAGGCGATTATTCGTATTCGAAGCAATCAGCAGCAAGGAAATTATCGTTGGCTAAACAATATCGGGAAGCGGAAGCCGAGACGCCATATTTTACTTGGGCAGAACCTAACTTTACAGGGGAGATACCTTAATGAGTTTTACTGATTTGCTATTCCAAACATGTACTATAAAAAGGCATTCTGTAGATAGCTATAATGATTATGGCAATCCTGAATATCTCTGGAGCAATTATTTGGTTAATGTCCCTTGCAGGATAAATAGCAATGAAGGAAGGGAGATTAAAACTGGTGCAGAGGTAATGATAGCTGACTATCAACTATACTTATCGAAGGATGTGGATGGTTGTGTTGTTGATATTACTGAGCAAGATGTCATAGTTATTGATGGTATAGCTTATCAGGTTTTACTCGTTGAAGCGTTCCATCAAGAAGATAGTTATCATCACAAGAAAGCTCTCTTGCAAATGATAAGAGGCATGGGATATGCAGAGGCACAATATCCCGCTATCGGTGCGGAATTCCCAGAGCATCCGAGAGAAGGAGAATTATTCTATAAAAGGGATACAGATGAATTATTCGTTTATACAACATCATGATATAGGAGATAAAAACAATGGCAGAAACTTGGAAGAAACTAGTATTCGATGATGAGGTGATAGCACCACCAGCAGGAGCGGCTCAAGGAGAAGTTCTTTACTACAGTGGGACAGCTTGGGTAAAGCTGGCTGTGGGGACTGATGGTCACCAGCTCACTACGCATGGTGCTGGTGCTGACCCTACTTGGGCAGCAGGTGCAGGACTAAGTGCTGATAGTGTCAAGGATACCCATATTGATTGGGGCGCTGGTGCAGACCAGGTAGATGCAGATGATGTTCCTGCAAGTGCTACTAAATTTTGGGCAGGGGAGGCAGGGGCTGATGTAACAGCGAATAATGCTCCTAAGGCTCATAAAGATAGTCATGACCCCTCAGGTGGTGACCCGCTTGATACTGCTGCTGCTGCTGAAATAGCTGGCGTGCAAGCTGCTGCTGAAGGTTCGGCTGAAACATTTGCCAGAAGTGACCATGCTCACCAGATACAGGCCAGTATAGCAGACGACCACATAGTTACTGTTGACGATGCTACTCCGCCAACCGATGGTGAGGTAGCAGTATTCACAGCTAATGGCGTAGAAGGGCAAACACCCGCTGAAGTAGCAGCAACCATGGCTCTTGATGACATTGGCGACCCTGATGCTGCCGTAGGCTTTAGTGGACAGCAAGCTACTGACCTTCTTGTTCATTCAGTAGCCGATGCAGCAAATAGACCAACCCCTGTGATAGCTAAGATTTGTCATCAGCAAGATGATGACCACTTATATCTTTGCACAGTAGCGATATAAAGGAGGTAATTAGATGGCTAGCCCAGACATTAAGAAAAGGCTTGTAAATCAGGTATTTGAGCAAGTTGAGAGGCAATATACTCAATTGCAAAAAGAGGAGGCAGCGGAGCTCCACAATGCTATTGGAGGCATTATTGCTGAGACTAACCCTTCATCTGAAAACTTACTGCTAGTTTTGGAGTTATTGAAGCAGGAAGTTTTAGCTAATCTAGTTAGCAAGTTTGAAGAGATAAAGGCTACGGTGCCGAAGGCAAAAGCAGAGGAATCAGATGGCTGAAACTTGGGAGAAAATACTCCATGAGTCTGATTATGACAAAGGCAGGCGGGCAATTCTAACGCCCGCTGGTGCTATTGTGCCTGCCTCTGGCGGTGCTGAGCAAAAGCAGACCGATGGCACAAACCTCTCCTACTATACGCTTAACTTCGATAAGGATTCAGAGGAAAGTGCCTTTTGGGAGCTTTGCTTACCAGACGACTACGATGGTGGCACGGTTTTAGTAAATATATGGTGGAAGTCATCAGCAACATCAGGGAATGTCGTATTTAAGGTTCAGGTTTTAGGTCGTGAGGAGGGGGAAGCCTTGGATGTTGCATTAGGATCTGCCCAATCTGTTACTGATACTACACCCGCCACAGCAGGAAACATTGGTATTTGTGCACCTTCTGCCTTCTCACCAGGCTGGTCTGCTGGTGACTATATCGTAATAAAATTGACCAGAGATGCCACAAATGGTAGCGATACCTTAGCAGTAGACGCTGAAGTAATTATGGTTGAGATAGAATATTAAGGAAATATTATGAGCTATAGAGAATCATTAGCAGAGGTAAACTTGTTTCTATAAGGAGGAGGTAATATGGAAACAGAATATAGACAGAAGTCATTTCACCTA